CACCACCGCCTTCATCGCCGCCTCCAAGAGCAGCAGCGGCTTCGCCACCAGCATCAGCAGCAGCCATCTCTTCAGGGCCGCCGAGATCCAAGTCTCCACCTAAGTCTCCGCCGCCACCTAGGTCACCACCTAAGTCTCCGCCACCGCCAAGATCTCCAAGGCCACCGCCGCCTCCTGCGGCTGCTTCTTCGGCAACCTGCTGTAGTTGAGCATCGTGGTTTCTATCGTAATACATTTCTCTCTGGTTACGGATAAACTCATCATGAGACATACTGAAAATATTTTCGGCAATCCAGCGACGAGAGAAGTAGCCTTCTGTAGCAGAAGCCGCAATATCAAACTTGGTTTTCCAATGTTCGAGTTCCTGTAGTTCTGCGATCTTGCTTGGGTTGTTTAGGTGTAGGTCGAAACTCAAAAGGTCATCGCCACGGAAACCAAGGGTATAAAGGTGGATAATACCAATCTTTGTTAGTTCTGCGATGATAACTCGCTGTAGTCTCTGAATCGTGCGAGCGAAACGAATGTCTTTGGCTGCGAGTGTTGTTTTATCTTCTGTCGCTCCTTCGCCCATAGTCAAGTAAGACTGGGGAACTTTGAGAGCAGAGAACAACTTGTCGCGAAGATACTTGATATCGTCGATGGCTGTGATGTTCTGTGCTCCGGCAAGAGACTGAATATCAGTAACAGAACCAGCACGAACAGGAATAAAATAGTCCTCTTCGATAGACATTGGGTTGTATCGCAGATCTACACGGCCAGTGTCGGGATTTACAACAGAGTGTCGCTTTAACTGGCCGACGATCTTTTGCATGTACTGCTCGACATCTTGTGGCGGAATAGCACCAACATCAATTTTAAATACTCTTCTCTCGGAAGAACGAACGACACGATAAGCCATCATCGCATCTTCCATAAGTGTTAGTTGTCGCCAGATACGACGAGCAGGTTCGAGGATAGAAGTTCCGTATGGGATCTGCTTATCGTTACCAAGAATACGGAAGTGAGCGACCTGCCAGTTCTCGAAGGTCATACCAGCAGAGTTCCACTGATATTGGATATAGTTGGGGTTTGTCGCATCTTGTCCTTCGAGTCTTTCGAGTTCCTGTGGTGGAAGTGCGATTACTGACTTGACTCCGAATTTATCATCAATATCAAGATAAAGGAAAAAATCCCCGTACTTACACATAGTGCGACTCCAACCGAATAGATTGTACTGAACATTTAGCACCTGATCAAAAAGAATGGTTAGAACTGCTTTGATTTCTTCGTTGGGACAACGAATATTTAGCATTGGTCGTAAGTCGGAATAAGTCGTCATTTCGTCAGCATAGATGTCTAGCGATGATGCGATCTCAGGCATATACTCCATTTGATCGAAATCTACATATCGCTCCACTCTTCGCTGGTTAGCAATAGCGGCAGTAGCGATATTATCAAGAGGGTTGTAGATGGACTTCTTGAACTGCTGGCCGGAAGCAGACTTGAATCTAGAACTATACTTATCTAAATGTTGCTTTCTGATACGGCGACCAGACTGCGAACGATAATTGATAATAGGCCCTGAAAACATTCTTGTTAGGGCTTTGAAAAGTTCTGATTGTGGGTTTGTGGGATTTCTCCCGTTGTTTCTTGGCATTTATTTTCTCACTTTATAATCCAACTATATTGTGAATATAGATTTTGTGCTTCCGTCATCTTATCAAAAAGTTCGTTTCTTTTATAGCCTTCTTGCCCTTTTATTTGTGTATTAAAAGTTGTCTTGCTGGTGATGATAGCATCGGCAAAGGCTTTTTGATAATTTAGATCTCTGGCATTTGCTTGTAGTGCAGTATCCCGAACCCAACAGGCAATAGCGAGAGCCATAACCAAATCATCGTTATATCCTCTCATAGCCTGTGGCTTACCATTGTTCCAAATGAAAGTTCTCATTTCGTTGATGGTACGAGTCGAATATATCTTAATTAGTTTATTTCTTATAAACTCCTCCAATTTGGCTATAATTAGAGGCCGGGTCTTCATACTGGTCGAGAAGCCGGGAACAGAATTTGTGATAGTATCTGCTACATGTTGTTCGATATACTCATGTGTTGATTTGATAGAGTGATAAAGATTGGGATATTGTGCTTCGATAAGTTTATCCAATACAGCAAAACCAATATTATTATTTTCTACAACCAACATTGCGTTTCCAAACTCTCGACCAATTTGGTTTATCATACTAGCGAATAGATCTGGGTTTGGTTTTCCGTGGTATTCGCCAATAACAGATAGAGTTTCCAACTGGATGATGTGGAATGTTGAATAGTCTTCTCCGTCGCCTCTTGCGACATCAGCGACCATTAGATAGTTACAAGAAGGGTCGTACTCTTCCCATATCCAGAAGTTGCGGTCAAAGCCAGTTCTGTACTTTGGCTCTTTGACTAGTGATAGTAGCCACTCAATATCTTCGCCGTCGATAACAGTTTCACCAGAAGTATTGAAGTTACACTCCAACTCCTGTGCGATTTGCCGTCTAGACATATTCTTGGTTTCTTTTTTGAACCACTCAATATCTCTTTCGGGATGAACGTTCCACGGGAGGTTTGTGAGGTGAAAATTATTTACCCCTGCCTCCGCATCGGTACAAGTTTTATGAAACCAGTTTCCTACCCCGTTAGGCGTGGAAAGGGCGATACAGCGACCACCTGTAGATAGTGTAGGATACAAACCAGTCCATAGTTCCTCAAGACCCTCAATGTGTGCTGCCTCGTCAAGAACCAAAAGAGAAAGAGCCTCTGAACGACCAGCATCGCCGGAAGTTGAAGAGGCTTTGATCTGCGAACCATTTGATAATACAAATGAAGTTCTGTTGTCGATTTCGATATTGGCTATACGCAACCAGTCTGGAAGATTCTTCATAATCTTCTTGACTTTATTTACTAAGTTTCCTGCTGTAGAAAATTTAGTAGCCATAACCAAGACGTTCTTGTCTCGGTGAAAAAGCAACATCCAAACAACATATCCGGCAGTAATGGTAGAAATACCTAACTGACGGGCTTTTAGAATAACATTGAAACGATAGTCGTTGAAGTCTTTGAGAAGATCATCCTGAAAATCGTAAGTTTTGAATGGGACTAAACCATGTAGCGGGTGCGAGATACGGGCATACGTCTTAAGGAAGTATGACGGATCTTTGCCACACTTCAATATCTCTTGGACACGCTGTTTTCGGTTTAGTTGGAAAGTCATTCATTTATTTTTTACGAGTATCATTTTGTGGGCGTTTACCGCCTTTACCATTCCAGCCGCCCTGATCCAAGAACGACTTCCAGTTGTTATCAAGTCTATCGGTGGATTCAACAGCAACAGCCATCTGCTCGTCTAGACCGCCAACTTTGTAGTTTAGTTTAGCGGTAAACCAAGAACGAACTCTGGTGGAGTTCTCGACGAAAATATCAATCTCGCCTTCTTTGGTTAGAGCAACAGAGTCACCAGTGATTTTAGAATATTCTTTTCTAAGGAACTTTACGATCTCGTTCATCTGTCTCTCGACATCTTCTTCGAAACCGTTGGCATATACTTCCTTGAGTTGTACCTCTGAATGATATGATAGGCACATCATATTCCCCATAAAGCGAACATTGAAGCCATCCATAACTCGCTTGTCGAGCAGTGGGCTTCCTTCCTCACGGCGAAGACCAGCCAATAGTGGCTTGCCGTCTTCGTCTAGTGCGCCGTCGTAAGCATTTGCTGCGGCTTGGGATAGTCCTTGTACAATTTCATAAACAGTTGCCATTTTATTATTCCTTATTGGTTCTCTTCGTAATCACCGGAAACTTGATCGTATTCTAGTGCATGTTTTACAGATCCGATCATCTGATCGATCTGAGCGATTTTAGATTGCATCCACTCTGGTAGGTTGTCGTTATCGCCAATCATATTATGTAGCTCTCTAGCATAGTTAGAAATCTTGTATAACTGTGACTTCATCATAGAAGCCTCACCGTTGTACTCAGGATTTCCCATTTGCTCTAGCTCTTCTTTAATAATCTCTCTCAATCTTTCAGTTGTTATTTTCATTGTTCGGCCTCCAACCAGACAACCATCTTTCTTCGCGACCTTCGACATATTGTATATAACAGCGACTACAGCAGTCAAACTTTAGCATACAAACATCGTCAGTGGTTCGCTTCGGCATAGAACTACAAACAGGACATATACCAAGTGAATCTCTATTAAATAGTTTTTTTGATACTTTAACGCCATTCATGTCTACTTTTTCGCCAGAATCCTCGTGGTTGCGAACTTTGGCATACATATCTTTCATCTCCGACAAGTATTGCTTTTCCTTTTCTTCATCCCAATTTGCGTTAGGGTTCTGTATTGCTTCCTTGCCGTATTTCTTTGCTACCGCCTGTTCGATAGCTGCTAATGTGTTTGGGTCTTTATGATTTTTCATAATCCCACCTCTCCGTATCTCCTAGTTTGTTTCCGCCTCTCTCGTGTGTGATTCTTTCAGGAGAGTCAGAATCCTTATAAACCTTCATCCAATATGGTATTTCTAGTTTTTCTGGACATAACGAAACATCTAAAAACCTCATTTTATTATTTGGGCCACAAACCAAAACTCCAGTTTGATCATCAAAGAAATAAGTTTTTGTTTTATGCTCGTGCCAAGTTTCTGATTGACCATAGTCTAAGGTTTCTCTTGGTCTTTGTGGATCACAAGTCCATAGATAACTTCCTTCCCAAATGTGACCTTTCTTGTTTTGTAATTGGACATCCATGTGTCGAATACCCTGTAGCTGTGTTAGTTGCCAATAATCTGAAATGCAATCCCACCATGCCACATCGTTCATCCTTATTTCTTTTTCTGGTGTCTGCGGTCTGTTAAAGATGGCGCATTGATCGACTTTATCATACATAGCACCCATAGAAGGAAGATAAACTATGTAAAGAGGCGCTCTGCCTCTTATAAATCTAATACCGTACAAGACACCAAAAATAGTCTCATCTTTACCATAGTTTGGATTTCCAGACAAGAAAGACTTCTTCACATAGCATTCTGTATAGGGAGTAGAGACAATCATGGCGCACTTCCTATTGCCTGATCAATTCCATAATAGATTGCTCCGCCGAGAACAGCGCCACCAACAAACCAAAACCACTTGCTTTGACCAGAGTTTGATTTTATAATTGTTTGTAGTTCGTCAATCTTTGTTTGCTGTGTAATGATTGTTTGCTGCTGGCTGGCTATTGCTGCATCGTGGCTAGCAGTTAGGTTATCTAAATGTAATTTATACTCCGTTCCTTGAATGTCAAGTTGATATTCGGTTTCTAAAATACATTGTGCCTCAAACTCTTCTGCTGTAACCAACAACTCTGCGGTGGCACTGGGGTTAAATAAAGTTCCCTCAAAAGGCGCGGGTTGGCCTTCTGAGAGAAAAGTAAAAGTATCATCAGCGATTGCTGTTGATATCAGTAAAAAACTAAGGAACATAAGTAAATCCGTATCTTATCATTATTGCTTCAGCCAAAGCATCTTTGTCTTGCGAGAAGTCTTCTATATATTGTTCTTTTTGTTCTGATCTCAATCTAGAAATTTCTTCTAATGCTCTTTCGTATTCTTCTGTTAGAACTCTCATATTTTCTTTATATTCTTTTAAAGCTTTTTCTCTTTGTTCTATTTCGTCAGCATGAATACTTTTTAGCATTTCTATCTCTTCTTGTAGTGCGGCTTCTGTCGCTGAATGTGCAAGACGCAATTGATTGGCCTCATGCTTAGATCTTAGCACAAAGCCAACCAAAAGTAAAATTAAAAGTATTTCTTTCCAATGCTTTTTTATGAAACAAAGATACTCCATATCACTGCTGCTCTAATTGATAACCTTTTAGTCTTACGATGGCATCAATAACAGACTGACCCCCAAGATATAGACCTGAGATAACTACCCAGTCAGCAGAATCCAATAGACCGTAAGCCATTAGAGTTGTAGCTGAGATCCATACTAAAAACTTTCTAGAAATAATCTTCTCTGTAAATTTATCTAGTTTGCCTACTGCGGCTTCTTTCATTTCTTCCATCATTTTTACCTCTCTTTGTTATCTTTCTTTTGAGATTTTCATTATTTTGTTTTCCTTTTGTCACCCATTAGGCAAATTTAGCAAAATCATAATAACGCTCCAAAGCTTTAAAATCACCGTCGCGAATGTTGTTCACCTGATCGTAAATGTTTTTAAAACTCATTGCAGACTCATAATTCCCCTGTTTCATTACATCCATAAATCTATTGTATATGCCTTGTCTTATTTTGTGTTGTAGGTTTGCGAAGTCTATATTATCTGCGGGTGGTTCTGAAATACCAGCCATATCTGCCAATTTCTTGAGACTTTCATCACTAAGATTTAAACCATAACGTGCGTCGAAGTTGGCCTCTGGTTTTTGCTTTTTAAATTCAATAGCATGTCGATACAATTCAGCATCATGCTTGGCTTTTTCTGCTGGGTCTAAAAGAGTTTGCCCAGCAACATTTATTTTTTGCATTTTTTCTACATCACCTCCACGATCAGGGTGATTTTGAAGTGCCTTCTGTCTATAGGTCTTTTTAATTAGCTTTACATCATCTGTTGGCTGGCCGTCATTAAGATCTAAATCATCATAGTAGTTTCTTAATTCTTCTAAAATTATTTGTCTTAACTTGGCTTTTGAGATTTTCATTGTTTTATTTTCCTTTGTTAATTTTTCATCTACATTTGCGTAAAGTGC